AGCATTGTATGCATTGATTCTGTCTCTTACTGGATCGTGCTTGCGTGGTGCTTTAAGTACAAACCCAGCGTTGGATAATATAGTGTGATCAGTCATGCCACCGGCGCTCGTACGTCTTTGGTTGCCGCTAGGATCAGGATAAACAAATATCTTGCTCTTAGGGTAGCGTGTTTTAATTTCTGTAACTAATTCGTTGGTGTTTGATGAGTACATTAGTATCTCGTCTATTTGGTACATCTTTGCATCATCCTTAACAAAGATAGCGGCAGTTGCAGGACTGACATTGAAGTCCATTCCAATATGTATGATGCTGTGATCAATGTGGTCAGGTGCTTCTTTAATATTGTCATCTCTAATAAACGCCCAGGCAACTCTATTTTCTGTTGTTTCAAACGTTGCTTCAAACTCTTGTCTGAACTGTTTAAGACTCATGTCTGCACGAGCCTGTGTTATTTCTTCTTCATCAACAAAGCCACCTTCAATTGTTGTGTACTGCCAACTAGCCCATATCTTAGATTGTTCTTTTTCTATTAGGTACAAGTCGTAGAGCCAATTGCTTTTGCCTTTGGGTGTACCAATAAACATTGCGCCACCTCTTTGATCAGCAAGTGCTGGACGTATAACACTAATCCATAAGTCTGCATCAACGTCTGCAACTTCATCTATTACTACATAGCTTAAACTTGCACCACGTAAACTATCTGGATTCTCTGCACCCTTAAGACTTATTACACTGCCATTCTTGAGTGTGATGCTTAGTTCACTTTCATTAACCTTGACTACCCACTTTAAATTTAGTAAGCGTTCTTTTAGAGGCTTCCATACAATCATCTTTGCCGCACGGTAGGAACTTGTGATGTAGAATATATTCTGATTAGGCAAGCGAGCATGATAGCAAAGCTGACGGATACTTAGGAATGTTTTACCAAAGCGTCTACCGGCAACTACTACCTTAAAGCGATGCTTGTCATTTGCAATAGTTTGTTGGGGATCACTCAATATCATTCATTAACTCATTTAACGCTTTACTAATTGTTACTATTTGGCTGCGGTCTACTTCGTGTTCGTGTCTAAGGAAGTTGTTTTGATCTTGTAGTGCAATCATCTTTCGTTCGTGTTTATTGTGTGCTCGTACTACTTCTTCAAGTAATCGTGCCTGCGAATTAACTGTTTCAATTAACTGCATCATTGTATCGTAAGGATCAAAGCCGGGATCTATCATTATCTATCAATCATCCGTGTGCCACTATAATGTGTTTTGCGAACTATTATTTCTACGTTGTCTACTTCCCACCCAATCGTGCGATCAATTTGTTTAAGACAAACACTGTCTGGACCTTTTCCACGACGTAAGAACAAGTCATCTGTCCAAAGCGTTTCCCATTGATCCCAAGTTAAAGTATGAGGCTCTTTGCGATAGTTTGCTTGACTGCGGTGTTTAAGCCAAGCATAGTACTTATCGTGTCTAACAGGACAAGGACCTTTAATCCATTTGCTACGATCAACAGTGCGTCCTGGACCAACTGCTGGGCTTGTGCGTGTCTTGTTTAGTGCATATTTAAATTCGTAATTGTCCATAAAAGTATTTATCATAATTCATTTTAAATGGTGGCAAAACGGTTGACAATGTAGCAATTTGACAGTATACTTAATGTATAGGCAATAACGCTTATAGGCAAACAAAACATTGTAGTATAGTTACGAGCAGGCTCTTCGGAGTCTGTTTTCGTGAGTAAAATCTAAGTTTGCATAAATACTACAAAGGATACGTCATTATGAACATAGAAGCAATACATAGCAAGGACGGGAATATTTACTGGATTGAGCAAGGAGATACAATGTATTACGGAAGACTTCAGCACGGACAGTATCAATCAACTAACTGGGACTTTGCACAAACAATTGTACAATCCTGGCAGCGTTGTATTGACATTGGCTCTAACAATGCTGTGAACGCAATACACTATGCTAAACGCTTTAACACTGTTGAGTGCTTTGAACCGACTCCGTTAGCACAAACATTATGGACAAACACTGTAAGAGACAACAGTGTATCTAACGTAACACTTCACACAAGTGCATTAGGCGAAACACCTAGGACAACACAAATAATAACACATCCTCGCAATGGCGGACATAACCACTTACAACACTTTGACAAGAACCCTAGAAGTAGAGGCACTACTAAAGCTACAGTAGATGTAGATGTGCGTACACTAGACTCATACAAGTTTACTCAAGTTGGCTTTATTAAGATAGATGTAGAAGGGTATGAACTGTTTGTATTACAAGGAGCAATGCAAACTATAACAACCAATCGTCCAGTACTACAATTAGAATTAGTTGAGAAGCAATGCCGTAAGTTTAACTATGCTCGCACTGACATTGCTGACTTGTTTGATGCTCTTAACTATCGTTGCTGTTCAAAGATTAACGGTTGGATTGACTTGCGAACTCACAAGGAAGGACGAGGCGAAATGGATTTGTTCTTTGTACCACAAGAAAAGATTAGCTTACTTCCACCACATTTAGCACTATTTGTATGATCCAATAATAACCAAAAAAGGTTGACATTGCATAAATACTATTGTATAATAGTAGTATAGTTAACACAAAGGAGAACTATTAATGGCATACAATTTACGCACAATTCAAATAAAAGACAAGTACTTTGTTGAAGTACGAAGCGATCAACGCACCCCCAACGAAATTGCAAATAGTGAATGGTTTAATAAGCATTGTCCGTCAGCAACAGCTAACGACATTCAAATACATTTACACGCAATTAACTTACCAAAGCACGAATCAATAGCAAAGAAAGCACAAATGGTCACAGCATTTCAACTGGCAGGCCTTTCATTAAACGGAGAGAAACACTAATGGCAAACTTAATTAATAAAACACAACTTGGAACTGAATATTTAAACACAATTGCATTATGGAATGGAAGCAATATTACTAAACTTGACGATAGTATTGTTGACCGTACATTCAGTACAAAAGAACAATTAGTATTAGCACTTACACAAATGGGTGTAACAGTTGATGCAAACGCAAGTATTTCAATTGAGGACGAAGAAATGGATCAATTCCACTACTTTGCATAACGATTGTAATATAGTTTTAAAGAATACAATGCCCCGTTAAGGGGTATTGTTTTGAGTGCAATGTCTTAAATGTCTAATCTTATTGTAGCCATAGTCTCTATTACGACCATATGGCATTGTGCGCCATCCAGCATTGTCTGGTGTCCAACCTTTAGTCCAATCGTCTCTACAGAATTGATCAGTGCTGTTTGGTCTCGGACCTAGTTCACTAAGCCAGGACGTAAAGTCTAACCAGTCTGGATGTACAAACGTTTCTTCTTTATTGGCTTTGTTAAATGCGTTGTACCATATGCGCCATTCGTTAATATATTCTTTTCTAAGTGTCATTTGCGTTTCTCTATTGTATTCATTACTTCTCTAACAACCATTAAGCATCTCCAAGCAATTCCTCTATGCTTCATAGTGGGCTTGTTGATGTGCAACACATTGTCGTAATAGTCGTAATACTTGTTGAGTGTTTCTAATCCTTGAGTTACTGCACCTATTTGATGTAGGTCAAAGTATTCAGGCTCTTGTTGGTGTAGATCCACTAGTGTTTCTAATACACCACGCCATATCACATTGTCCATTTGGTGTAGGTATTTGTTCCAAATAAGTTTGTTGTTAATACTAATTGAGCCGTGTTCAGCAACAATACCATTAAGGGTCTTTTGCATATGACACATAATAGTTACGCTAAGTTCGGCTGTATTACTCATTTCTGCTTAGGGGGCTTTACTACTACTGTGCCACTGTCTACAATTTTAGGCTTCTTTGGCATCGTCAACAGTTTCCTCTTGTTGTACTTCATTCCAAGGCAAAGCTTCATCACTGTTAGTAATGCCAGTGTCGCTCATCTGAAGTAGGTTCTTAGCGAGGAATATTTGTACTGCCGCACTCATATTCACACAAGCGTTTTTGAACATTGCACGTCTAAGAGTTATCTTCATCTGCTCTCTACCTTTTACAAGATTGTCCGCAAAGTTATAACGTAGAGTGTCTTCTTTTACACCATAGAAGTTTGCAATGTCTCTATCTGAACATCCAAGTTCTGCAAGGGCTTCTACTTGATCAGGAGGGACTACTGTTTTATTCCTACCAACAGTAAGTCCAGTAATGCTTCCTTCTACCAAAGTCTTTGGCTTTGGGCCAGTTTTGCTATTGTCTATTTCCATAAAAGTATTTATCAAAAGAGACAATAAAGTGGTAATTTATGACTTCTTTGCTTGCTTACGCTTCTCTGCCCAAGTCAAGGGTCTTTTGCGTTGGTCAAACTTAGGATTAATCCACAAGTATTGTCCACGTACTCCGCTTGCTTTTTGTTTGTCTGAGATGTAACCGTCGTCTAGTGCAAAAGCCCTAAGGTACAGTCCATACAGTACAATCCAACCGATGTATGTTTTATCTTCACCATTCCATCCTATTGCTCCATAACAGCCTGGCTCTACTTGTATTGGTTTCATTGTAGTAGCACGAGCACCTGTGTTTTCGTGGAACTTGCCTTGTTGTGGAGTTACTCCTAGTAGATCCTTTACGTGCTTACGCATACCGGTAAACACTTCTCTTGCCACTTCTTTGCTGTCTGCTGTGTAACGTAGGAAGTTGGTTAAATTGCTCTTGGGTTGCATAGGGGCAATAAACTCTGCATT